AAAAAATATATAAGTTTTTAATAGAAGAATTAGATATTTATGAACAGTAAACAAATGAAACCTATAAGAAGAAAAGCAAGACATATACTTGTTGAGTGGTTGCAGTCTTTGTTGTCTAAAGAAGAAGCTAGTAAGATTAATTATAAAAATGTATTTGATTTTATTCCTAATCAAACTCACTACTATGATAGACAAGAAAAATTTAGACTACAACCTTGGTCTTATAAATGGATAGTAAAAAAATTAAAACGAAATCCAGAGTTGACAATAGATGATTTAAATGCTATGTTACAACCAACTGAAAAACAATTAAGAAGACAGGATAATATATTATAATGCCAAGTAAAGAAATGTTTAAAGGAGTTGCTTACGATAGCTTAGATAAGCAAATTGATGGAGACCACTACAAAAGTATGAAGATTCAACCTGCTCAATTTATAAATGAGAATCAATTATTATTTGCAGAGGGTAATGCAATTAAATATATTTGTAGACACTCTAAAAAAGGAAAACAAAAAGATATAGAAAAAGCAATTCACTATTTAGAAATGATATTGGAGAGAGACTATGACTAACGAATCACAGATAACACAATTAGAAAAAAGAGCAAGAGGTTTTCGCAGAATCATCTCAGCACTAAATGATTTACCTATGTATGGTATTAACAGACACTTAGATAAAATACTTCATGTTAAAATTGATGCATTGAAAGACCATCTTAAATTAAAGATAACAAGAAACAATGAGAAGTTAAATGAAATGTATACTGAAAGTGTAGATAGTTTAGCTGATGATGATGGACAACAAGGAGAAGTAGCACCTGTTGTTATAGAAGAAATACATAATAAGGAAATTATTAATGACAAGTAATATAGTAGGATTGAATGGTAAACCTGCCAAACCAGTAGAACCTAAACCAATTTATAATTTAAGAGTTTGTTTAATTGGTTCAGATGATATAGATATTAAAAGAGTAGAAACATTTGGTGTTGCTGAAGATGGTTTCTTTATGGTTAAGTCTTTAGACAATCCTAAGTTTCCTATATTCATGACTAATCCTGTTAGAATTAGAACCATTGAAACCTATAAAGAAGGTGATACTCCTATGACTAAACTTAGAAGCGAGAAGAATGATGATGATTTTCTTGTTGACTTATTGAAAGAGAAACATGAAAACCAATCGAAAACTTAAACAAAAGAAAAGAACTAAAAGAAAAGAAGCACACTTGATGGGCTTTAAATTAATTATTAACAATCAAGGACAATTCATTACTGAACTATCTAAGTATCCTTTAGATAAAATTCATCTTCATTTTAAAAAAGAAAATGCTGGAGTTATCAAAGCATTATTAAAAGAATGTGATGCTAAGTTTAATATGTTGACTGAAGACCTAGAAAAGATTGCTTCAGATGTTTTTCATTCTTAGGATTCAACTATATCTTTAGGTACACAACTAAATCTAACATATAATTTTGCATCATTAATCTGTTGTTTAGTTAAATCACTTCCAAATAAAATTTCATATCCATCACCCATCCCATGTTTAACACAATCATAATGAGTATTATGCTCACTAATTACTTGTGGGATAACACATTGAGGTTGTCCTACTGCACATAACATTATTGTTAGTATATATATTTTTGCTGCTGTCATTTATTTGTTATTATTTTTTTTATTGTTAAACTTCCATCTATATTTTTTTCAATTTCTGCTTCGACTTCTCCACACATAAATTTTTTATTATCCATATTCATATTTCTACTACCTTCTCTTTTCATTTTTAAACAAGTAGATAAAGTATCTTGTATTCTATGTTCTATAAGTTCCCCATTAATAAACAAACATAAAGCAAATACTAATTTAATCATTACCAAAATTTCATTTTCTTAGCAGCTTTTTTACAAGCTTTACTAGTTGATTTAGCTGCATTAGATACAGGAGCAACTACATGATTTCTAATTGGATTCATTACTGGTCTCGTATCAACTGTTATACTTGGACTAATAGATACACCAACTCCCAATGCTAATTTAACATCAGCACCTACAGTTAATTTACCATCGTCAACTGTTGCACCTCCTCCAACTTTTGCTCCTATTTGTGGACCAACAGAAACTGCAGCACCAAGCGATGCATTGTTTCTATCATTCCCAATAGTAGCTGAAGTTCCAACTTCTGCTTTAGCACCTGCAATAGCACCTGCTTCACCTTTAACACCATTCGTACCTACTTGTCCAGATACTCCAATGTCTGAATATGTTTTAGTTCCTGCATGAACTTCTGTATCTGCTGATACCCCATTACCAATATTAGTTGATGTACCTGCAGTAGCAGTTGCCCCTGCTTCTACTTTTGTACCTGCTTCAAATTTAGCATTACCATTTTTAGCTTCGGCACTTACACCTGCTTCAGCAACAACATGAGTTTCAGTTTTAGCTTCGCCTGTTGTACCATTTCCTAAACCTCTTTTAGAACTAGCTTCTGCACTAGCACCTGCACTTACTCCTGCAGACGCAGAGTTCTTATCACTTATTGCACCTTGAGTTACTTCTGTATTTGTTGATGCATTATTTTTTACCATTATTTATCTCCATTAAGTTTTCCAATATTTGTTCTTACACTATCTTTTAATTTTTCAGTATCAATTCTTAATCGTTCTACATCTTGTTGTAGTCTTTCAATATTAACTTTGTTATTCATCATACCATCAACTCTTAAAGTTAATTTTTCTAAACCCTCTGCTATATGTTCTAACAACATAAACTGTTCTTGGTCTATTGGTTTCTGTGTACTTGCTTCTAATAAATCTTTTTCAAATAATTGGTTCTTAGTTTCTAATTGATTAAGTCTTTCAATTACACCAAATGCAAACCATGCACCTACTACAATTGCAGAAATTAAACCTATTAAATTTCTTAAAGGTAAACCAATACTTGTCTTATCACTTATCTTCATTGTCCAGGTCCTCCAAAAAAAGCTAGTAAACACATTGCTATTATTAATATAGCTGTAAACTTATAGTTTATATCTTCAGGTTCTTTCATCCTACAATAGTCCATATTATTTAGTTGCTTTTTTACCTTTATTAATACCTTCTTTAATTATATATGATTGAGTACCATTTGCTCCAGTCTCAACTTCTTTCTTTAACTCTTTAACAAAGTTCATTTGTTTAGCTTTCTTCTCTAAAGACTTAATATAATTAATTATTTGTTTATGTATTCTTCCTGCCATCTCTTCTCTTCCTTAGTATATTTACTCTTGAATGCCAACACCAGGTAGTTAACTTAATAGCATAAGTTTCTATCTTAGATATTATACTATCAAGTCCACCAAAGAAATTATATAACCACTTATCTAACATATTATTTTTTTACTAACGAACCTCCAAAGTATAAACCAATAATAGCTGACACTAAGTTAGTATCTAATGGTGTAATGACTAAACTATTAGATGATAATGTTATCCATTTCATTATTTCTTTTTCTGGTAAAAATAAGAATGAAGGTTTAAATTCTAAGTAGCCTACAATTACACTAGTATCTGGTGAAAATACAGGCATTAGTTTTGGTAATAGTACTATAGCAAATACAGCAGTCAATGCTATGATTCTTCTAGTCCATTGAAAGCCTTTGTTGTCATATTCTCTAGCTTCCTTAAAACCTTTTTGCTGTACTTCTGCTCTTTGTATGAGCATCTTTTGTTCTGCTTGTTTTGCTTTAATGCTTTGCGACCATATACTCATTACTCCTCCAAGTACAGTTGAGCCTAGCATTGTTATCATTTCAAATGGCATTATTTATCTCCTTTTATTTTTTTAATAATTACTCCTGATGTTCCTATTTTATATTTACTAGGAATTTTTTCTACTTTAAATTTATCACCTAAAATACTTTTAATATATTCTTCTAATTCTTTTTGACTATATCCTTTTTGAAAAGTTTTTTTATCTCCCTTACCAAATATCCAACCATCATTAAATGGTGTAGCATTCTTAGAAGCTTGGGCTGCTTTAGTAACTTCATTACCTCTTGTTGTAATAACAGCCATACCTTTATCACTTATTAATTGTGATATTTGTCTAACAACATTACTTCTTTCCATAGGGTCTTCAATTACATTTAATACATTAGCATTAACAACACCATCTTTAGATGCAAATCCTTCTTTAAATATAACATCATCTGCTGTTTTATAATCAGGTACTTTACCTTTTACTTTTATAATTTTTTCTACTGGAACAAAAGGTTCATGATTAGTTACAATTTTATTTGTAAATTCTTTTGAACCCAAACCTAAACCAGAACCAAAATCATGTACAGTTTTAACATTAGCATCATCAAATATTTTATTAACTTTTTTATATGTACCTACTGTAGTTGATATTGCTGTGTCACCTCTCTTAACTCCATATTTATTAATTGCTTTTGTTGCTAATTTAGCAGCTAACCCACCTATATTAAATTTTTGTTTTGATAAACTTTTAATTGCTTTAGCTGTATTATTCATTCTTTCTATAATACCTCTTCTATCTAATGCAACAGCATTATCATATTCTTCATTTCTTAAAAATTCTTTTGCAGCTTTTTCATATTCACCTGCATTAATTAAATCTAAAGTTAAAGGACTTCCTGATAAAGAACCTCTAAACCATGATGATACTAAATTTTGTCTAACATCTAATGGAAATTTATCAAAGTTTTTTATATTTTTTTTTACTTGAGGAAGTCTTTCATTAATATCTTCTACTAATTGAGCATTAGCTTCAGCTTCAGTAACTGAATCTTCTAATTTATTTTCAGTTCTATAACTACCATACCCACTTGTAACTTTTTCTTCCCCTTTACCTTTATAATTTTTATATCTTTCTTCACCATCAACAATAATTTTTTCACCTAAACTTTCATACTCTTTTATAATAGGCATATAATCTGCAGCTTCAGGTTTTTTCTTAGGTAAAATTATTTCTTTTACTGGTGCTTGCTTTTCACTTTTCTCAGAAACTAAATCAATTTCTTGTTCTTCATTTTGTTTTAATTCAGTATTTAAACCAGACATACCTACTGTTGGAATATCACCAGTAGATAATTTAAGTGGAGTTAATTTACGACCTTAGATAGGCATATCACCTCGAACAGTTTTTGCTCCCCATAATTTACTAATCCAATTTCTCCATTCAGGAAAAGGTGCTATGTCTTTACTAAATTTTTTTAATGCTTTATCAAAATCACCTAATAAAGTTGCTTGTACAATTTCACCTGCACCTCTAGCAATTTGAAAAGCAGGAGCAAACTGATACCAAGGTTCTCTTGAACTTGGTCCAACAGTTTTATTAATAAATAAATCAGATAAGTAACCTTGTTGTCCAGATAATCTAAATGCTTCAGCAAACCATCTTTCAGTATTTGGACCAAAGTCTGTTACAACTTCTCCATATTTAGCAAACTCTCTTAGTCCTTGAATACCACCATAAACTGGTATTGATGCTAATACTTTTATTAAAGTTTTAGTATTACCATTTTCTATTCGTTGTAAAACTTTATTTGTTTGTGCAGATTTAGCCATAGCCCATGACATAAACTGACCCATTAATCTTGACCAAGGATTTTGACTTTGTGTAAATAATAATCTGTTAGATATTTGAGGTACTAACGCATCTCTATTTGATGTTGTAATACCTGCACTATTTAATGCTTTCTTAAAT